ACGAAGTCTGCGAACAGTCTGCCAGTGTTCACACCAGCATAATTTCTTTTGACTACTTTAACTTCTTGCTTTCGCCTAAATCTGTCTAAAAAGGCCATTAAAACCTCACTTGAATTGTTGCGCCAGTGTCTCTGTTACTTTGACCGTCCAGCTTTGCTTGCTGCGCTTTAACTTTCTTTGCAAAGTAGTTTTCTGCTTCGGTCAACTCTGAGAACGTCATTTTAGTCAAGGATCTTCCAGCTATGGAATAAGACGATACGTCAGCGTCTGCTTTGCCTTGGAGTAATCCGCGAATCTTATCGAGCGTGATTTCTTCATGCGTCCTTGGATCGGAGTTGTTCTGATCAAGATCTGCAACGACCATAAGGTTATGACCGCGTTCAAGCGTGTACCTCTCAGAATCAGAGTTCCTGATTACATCTAATTGCCAGTGGTAATCACCAACATTAAATGCGCTGGTAATCGTTGAAGATGCTTGGAATAGGTAATGCGTTGTTGCATCAGTTGCAGTAATCTTTATCTCATTGCCGCCGCCAGCAATCCGAGCAATGAATTCCATTGTGTACAATGTAGGATCATAATTAGCGACTAGATCTGTTCGCTTGAATTGGACAAAATCGCCAGGAACTATTGTGCTTGGGTAGCCTTCTGGGATAGTCTCAAAATAGTTTGTTGCCATTGATTCACCGCCATGCGTTTACAAAGCCCTGATTCATTCTCGGAACAAATGGTCTTTGATTGATCACCTTTTGTGGCTTTTCTTCCACGTTTGGCGTCGATTTTATCTTATCTGAAATAGAATTGACATCTACATTCAGTATAGCATAAGCAGCCATCGCGTAAACAAAACAATCTAAGGCCTCATTTCTTGTTCTTATCTTCTGGAATACCCGTTTTTTGTATCCACGGACGAACTTTGTGATGATCTTCTCAGCCGTAAGCTGTAAAAAATACTCATCGTTCAACTTGTCTGAGAAATGAATATACCCAGCCCCTTGCTCCTGTATTCGCATCCTCGCAAACAATAGATCTTTCGCTGTATCAACTCCGATCGGGAATAACGGACATTTCACAGAGTTGTTCTTTGACGGACGACCTGCAATCGGCTTTCCTTCACCACCGACACCTTTAATTGCGAATATCCTTTTGCCCCAGTTCTTTTTGCAGTATTGATAAACGCTATTCGTAAAGTGACCGCCAGAGTCAACGCAAGACGCTCTAATACCAATCTGCCTTCCGTCTTCTGTCATGTAGGCTTTGTTCAAAGTAGCGTCCAGAAGTCCCCACATCTGCGGAGTAGACGGATCACCGTAAAGGATTCGATGATCTAATATGTAACTTTCATCGTCCCGACACCAACCAACAACCGTGACTTCCAATCGGTCATCCTGACAATCGACTCCAGCCGTAAGAAACACAACATCTTCTGGCACTTCATCCAAAGGCTCGCGTCTTTCAGACAATGAATATTGGTCTATAGTCTCACCTGCGTCCTCAAAGGTTTCTCCGAGGTAAGTATTTGTCCAAACTTTAAGCTGTTCAGGGTTTTTCTTTACCGACAAGAACTCGCGCACACCGTCAGCCAATGGCGTCCACGGCGAATACAAACCTGAGATCTTAAACCCAGCAATTCCTTTGAATTGTTCGGTCGCAACCCACTGCCCGTTTCTAACCGACCACCTGCGATCAGCATCAGTCCAGATAGACCCGCATTCTTCGCATAAATAACCAGCAGTATCAGGATCTGAATCCTGCCACCTTACGTTAGGCCATTTGAGTGTCTGTTGATGCTCGCAATGCTTGCAAGGTATAAAGTATTCTCGTTGATCTGATTTCTCATAAGCATCCTCAATCCTAGATACACCTCTGATCGTCGGAGTAGAAACCATTATTATTTTTCTATTCCAAAAGGTTGATGTTCTTTTCTTCCCCAAATTTACGGGATCACCTTCTGAACCCGCCGAGGCTGGGAATCTGTCAACCTCGTCTGCGAGTAAAATTCTTATCGGACGCGAGGCAAGACCAGCAGGACTATTAGCACCCACCAAAGACAGACTTCCGCCAGGAAAGATCTTGTGCAAAGTCGTATTGTTGGAGTCTCTGGCTCGCGGATCTTTCACCTTACCCGCAAGACAAGGCGTGGCTCTAAGAAGTCCGTTAGCAATTCTGTCCTTTGAAAATGACTGTGCCATCGACTCCGTAGGTTGCAACATTAAGATCGGACAAGGATCGTGATCGATGTGAAATCCAATGATGTTTAACAACGCTTCTGACTTGCCAAGCTGTGCTGCCGACATGATCACAACCTCTGCAACTTTGGGGTCAGAGCAAGCATCCATCATCCCGCGTTGATATTCAGCCCGTGAAGTATTCCATGTCCCAGCTTCAGAGCTGGATTGACTATCTAGCTTTCTATTAGAATCAGCCCATGAACTAATCGTGAACTTCGGCGGCGGCTTCAGTATCTTCATCCCATTCAATAGGATGGCTTTCGCTTTCGATATTTTTTCCATAGTTTGATAGTTCTTCAAGTGTTTCATCAATAAAAGATTGAAGGATGTCCATGATTACGCTGGTGTTAGTTTCATCACGAACTAACGGCGCTGCTTTTGTCGGAATAGAAAGAATTTTTGATTTCATATCATTCAAAATAGATTCCCATTCTTTTGCGACCTCGGATGTAGTTACCAAAGTTTGATTCATGTGATCTAATTCTATCTGCGCTTTATCAGCTTGAATCCTTACCAATCTAGATTTCTCGTTTTGATAATCTAAAGGCTGTGCAGTGTTGCCAACCATTCTTTCTTGCAGGTATCGGATATACCCCTGGACGGCTGGCGCTAACTCGTATCGGTTTCTTTCCGTCTTAGGAATTACACCTTCTTTGACAAGCTGCTGAACTCTACGCTCCGTGAGTAATAACAATTTTGAAATAGTAGTGACTGGGTAAGTTGGAGCTCCTGCGTCACTCATTGTTCACCTTCAAATGATTAAACTTCCTGCCGTCTTCGTGAATGGCTTCTTTACCAGTAAAGTCCTGCCAGCGCTTGATGATTACGTCGCAGTACCTTGGGTCTAACTCCATCATTCGGCAATAACGGTTTGTTTTTTCGCAGGCAATTAGTGTTGACCCTGATCCACCAAACAGATCAAGCACTTTGTTTTTAACTTTCGTTGTTTTATCTATAGCTTCTTCAGGCAGGGCAACAGGCTTTTGTGTTGGATGCTTATATGATGACGCTCCGTCTTTATCAACTTTCCAAACGCTTCCAATTCTTTTGCCAGTCAATTCAGCGCCTCGATGCCATACAAGCGCAGTTTCATAATCGCTTGAAAATGTCTTTTTTAAATCGCCAATGCCACCACCACCTTTGAACCAGATCACCTGATTAGTTGGATAACCAAATCCATCAAAAAGATTAATCCACTTTGTCAGCACCTTCCAACTTGTCCAAACAAAAACCCAACCAACAGAACACGCCTCAATAACTGGAGCAACGTCCAAAAAAACATCATCATTTTTTATAACATCAAACTTTTCTGATTTTGTTCTCATATTTGATTGATAATTAACGCCGTAAGGAGGATCAGTAAACACCATGTCAGCCTTATGCTTATCCATCAGTTTATCTACTGCGTCAATACTCGTTGAGTCCCCACACATCAATCTGTGATTTCCTAGCACCCACACATCGCCTTCAACGGTAACAGGATTCTCGGGTACTTCAGGAACATCATCCTCATCGGTTAGCCCATCAATCTGCTCAGGAATTAACAGTTTGCTTAACTCATCATCATCGAAACCAGTTAGCGATAAATCAAACCCATCTTCTCCAAGTTGGCCCAGTTCTAAACGTAAAAGCTCATCGTCCCAGCCAGCATTTAAAGCTAGTTTATTATCTGCAATGATATACGCTTTCTTTTGCGCTTCAGTTAAATGAGCCAACCTGATGCAAGGCGCTTCGGTTAAACCTAGCCGCATTGCTGCCTTTATTCTACCGTGACCAGCTATGATCATATTGTCATTATCAATCAACACTGGATTGGTAAAACCAAATTCTTTTATGCTCGCAGCCACTTGAGCCACTTGCTCATCCGAATGTGTCCTGCTGTTGTTGACGTAAGGAATCAAACCTTCAATTGGTAGCAATTCAATAGACCGATCAGCTTTTTTCTTGGGCATGTTTTTCCTTTGTAAACGAAACGAATGATTTTTTTCTATCGCTAGGCGAAGACCGAGGTGCGAATTTACC